AAAAAGCAGCCTGCACTTATATATTCGCCCCAAGTGGGGCAGAATCCTGACAAGTATCTTTGAGCCGAACTCATTATGTAGTCGTAAGGCTGGTTGAGCCCCATCTTTTTTAAGCTGGGGCTTTTGTTATGTCTAATCAAAACTACGAAATCGTCAAAAACGCAGAAGGCAGATACGACCTGATTGTGAACGGCCAATTTGTCAAAAGCTATTCCCGCAAAGCTGATGCCCAACGCGGTTATTTGCGTATGGGCAGGTGCGCCGAGTCGGGAGCGGGCGGCGGCAGCACAGCGCGCACGACGGCGGCACCCCCCCCCCCCGCTAGTAACACGGGGGGACAAACTGGCGTAGGCACTGTATCCGAACGGACAACGCAAATCGTTGTCGTGAACGGCAAGGCAAAGGAAATCCCTTTACGTCAAGGCAGCAATACCGCAGCCCATATCGACACACTCACATTTACGTTTACCAAAGAAGTCTTAATCGACCACGAAACACCGCTGGACGACAAACATCCTGAAAACGTCCGCGAGTTGGCCGAAAAACTCTCATCCACCATGCACACCCTGTTTGGTTTCGGCATTTCCGAACAAAAAAACGGCATCAACGGCTACAAATATAGCTTTGTCATGGGGTCTCACACGACCAAATACGGCGTTGTCGCCTTTGGTGGCAGCAATCAAAAAGACAGCATCATGGTGCACCTGTACGGCGACGGATTAACGGCAGCGATAGACGGCTGGGAACCCCGCCTATACAACTGGCTGGATGTATTCGCTCCATTTGCCAAAATCACACGCTGCGACCTCGCCCATGATTTTTTTGACGGCCAATACACGCCCGACCAAGCCTATCAGTCATGGCAGCAGGGCGGATTTGACAACCGCGGCCAAAGACCGCGCGCCCGATTGCACGGCTATGACTGGCTGGACGATAAACGCACCGGCAAAACCTTTTACGTCGGCACGCCCAACAGCTCCCGCCTTGTCCGTGTGTACGACAAGGGGTGCGAGCAGGGCGACAATACAAGCCGATGGGTGCGATTTGAGCTTCAGCTCCGCAATCGCGATTACATCATACCTCATGACATCCTTATCAACGCGGGCGGTTATCTCACGGCAGCTTATCCGATATGCCAAGAATTGTTTGAGCAATATCGGGACTGTCCCGCAAAGGCGGATCGGGTAAAAAAGACCCAAGAAATCAACCTTGAACACGTTGTAAAGTACGCAAGCCAATCCTCCAGCCCCTGCATCAACCTTATGGAGTGGTTAGGCTTTGACGATACTGAAATAGTTAAATTACTTAAAGGGGGCAAAGTGAAGCAGCCTAAACGCTTAGGGGCGGATAAGGCTGATTGCAGGGAGGCCAATATTAAATATATCCATCAAATGAAGGAGGTTGCACAGCACTACAACATTGAAATTTACCGTTATATGCAGGAGATAGACGAAAGGGAGCAAAGAGCCAAGTATCAAAAACGCATGGACAAATTGGAAGAGCAAGCGAAGCTATACAGAATGGAAAAAGCGTTTAACAACAGTTGGTATGCTCAATATGTCGATTTACTTTAAACCATCATTTTTTAAGGAAAAGTGCAATGAAAACGCAATTACGCAAAGTTAAGTGGAATAAAGGCCAAACCGAGAACGGCCAAACCTATGACTATACCCGTATCTACGTCGAAGCGAAGGTATATGACAAATCAGCAAATGAATTCGGTGTTGATGTTGTCGAATTGGAGTTCGGCTCTGAAGCCGACCATACGAAATTAGACCACCTGCGCGGCAAGCTGCCCGTAGATGTCAATGTCGAATGGGAAACCCAAATCAAAGGCAAGAATGAAGTCAAGGTGGTTACCCGATTGGATTTTTTGAAATCCGATTTGGTCAAGTCTGATGTGTCTAAAGCTTGATGGGGGATGTTATGAAACTGACTTTTACGCATCTAGCCATTGGTTTTAGTGTCTGCCTTTTGCTGTTTTTATTTGCTATGTGGCTTTTATTCGGCTGATAAATTTGCCGTGTCGGGCGTGTCGGCAAATGATTAAATTGGTATCACGCCCATTTTTATTGGAGAAAATCATGAACATCATGAAAAAAGCAAATGCCGCCAAATTGGCGGTGGGAACAGGTCTGATGGCATTGGCTGTTAATGCCCATGCAGAGGATGCATTGGGTGCTATCGGCGAAAAAGTTGCCGCAGGTATTGGTGCATTTATCGGTGTAGTGTCTGCTATTGGTATGGCATCTATTACCGTGATTGTGGCAATTCAAGGCTTCAAGCTCGCTTGGGGCATGATTCGCACAATTAAATAATCAAAAAAAGGGGGATGTATGTCGTATCGTGTGGGTAGTCAATGCGTGGCAACACAGCTTGATGCCGATGATTTAATACTTTCGCAGCAGCCCCCTACTTTAACAGCAGACGGGCAGCTTATCCGTCCGGTTCGTAAAGCGGACGGTTGGTATTTCAATCAGCACAAAATCGAGTTGAGCCATCCGCCTTGCGATGAGATGGCACAAATGCAGTTGGGTATGCAATATGGCTCGTTACTGATTCTTTTGGCGGTGGTTATTTTTGGTTTTAGGTCGGTTATCCATTTAATCAAAAGCTTAACTTCGGTGGGGGCTAGAGATGATAATTGATTTTTGGTTTTTGTTCGGTTTTGCGTGTTCGGCCATGGTGGCGGTGTTTTTGATGTTTTTTTAGCGGAATGGTAAATTAGGGCTTTTAACGACAGCAAGGAGCTGAAAATGAAGCCTTTTATTACTGAAGAGCAGTTGGCGTTGTACAAATATCAGCGGGGCAGCAAATATTACGGCATGCCGATGTCGGCTATTTTGAATTCTGAATTTGCGGATTTTTTGGGTGCAAAGCATTTTAAATCCCATGTTCGTGAATTGCCTAAATTTTTTGAATATTTTATGCACAGGAAAATAAATGATGACAAGTGGGAAATTTGGTGTCCCGACCTTTCACGTTTTTATTTGTGCTTTGAAAAGAGCGATTGGGCAGGGAGTGCAACTGGCGAATGTTGTCGTTTTTACAGTGTGCCTTCTTTGCCTGATGATGAGTGATGCCGTTGCCGCTCCTGCTCCGCAATATTTATATGATTATGATGGCAATGGGGACGTAGTATTGCGTCGTGTTGGCAACCATCGCGGTAAAACCTTTGTCGGTGATGTCGATTGGGCGGCCACTCATGACGAACGCGCAAAAGGAGCGGCACATTGGCGCGCAAGGCAGGATTTGGCGGCAAAGTTTCAGGGTTCGACAGGTGCGGTTTCTAACGCGGTAGTTCGCGGCAGAGTCACCCAAACCGTCGCCAAGCGCACCGTCATGCAAAACCTGCTGGCCAACGCCCGAAAGGGGGGCAGCCTGATTGCCAAAGGCGCGGGATTCACGCCCGGCGGTGTGGTTAAAATGATTGTTACTGAAGTTGTTTTAAGGGCAGCTTTCGACCTTGTAGCTGAGAAGCTCGCCGAAAAAGGCTACAAATGGGACGATAAAGAAGGCGACTTTGTCAATCCGCAGGAATACACCGTCGAATGCCGATCTATTGACGATTCTAGAAAGTACAGTAACGATGCCGACAAGAACTATGGCTTTAAGCCCTGCGGAGGCATATCGTCCTATGCCCGCAAAATGCCCGATGCGGCCTTGTCCGTTTATGCGGGTATTTGTCAGCAAAATATTTCGGAAGTTGATGCTTTTGCCGAGGTGACTGGAGATGGAGCTTATGCTTTATGTCACGGCACACGCAAAAATGGCAATGGCTTGTATTGGTATATGCAGCTTAAAAGCGTGGAAAACAAAAACCGCGCCATCACCCAAGCCGAATTTGACGACATCATATTGCCCATTGCCGATAAGAACCCTACCCCGTATGTGAACGCATCAGGCGACGGAGAAGGCAACATTCCGGGTGCAAGCAAGCCCGAAGTCTATTTGTTACCCGGCCAGATTGTCCAATCCGACCCGTACACCAACCCACAGACAGGCTTACCCGAGCAAGCCCGTTGGGAAACCTCCGACGACCCAAGCGCCCCCGGTGTGAAAAGCAAAGTCAAAGAGACCATCACCCCCCGCCCCGACCTTAAGCCAGACAGCCCCGAAGCCCCCCGCGTCAAGCCCCCCCAGAGAGAAAAAGAAGAGACAGACAAAGACAAAGACGGAAAAAGCGATAACGATGGGAAAAAAAGCAGGCAGCCGAGCGATACCAAAGATTTGTGTGAGAAACACCCGAATATCTTAGCTTGTGACCCTTTGCCGAAAGATAAGCAAAGCGCATCCGAGCCCCGTTTTAGCGTACCCGAAGAAGTCGTTGATTTGAAATTTTCGCCCGATAGTATATTTCCCGAAGACGGCGTATGCCCTGCCCCTGTCCAGTTTGAAGTGAGCATCCCTTTTAGCGGGTCTAAATCCTTCGCTTTGGATTACCAATGGATTTGTTCTGTGGCCGTCAAGCTCCGAATGCTGCTGATTGCCGTTGCATGGCTGGTAGTGGCCGTTTTGGTAACCAAGTCGATTAAGCAGTAATTTTCGGGTTGCGTGGAGTTGGAAGGCTGTCAAGGGGGAAGCTTTGTAAAGATGAGTAGCAAAGCGGAGCATCTTTACGAATACCCCCTTGATAGACTGGAAACGACCCCACACTCTGCCGTAGGGCAGGAAGAAAGGGCAAAGCCCGCCCGCCTGCCCGTGCGGCGTCGCAAGTGAGACTGGGGTGTAGGGGCAAAGCCCCTACATTGCTGTCGGTTACTTGAAAAAGGAATTTAGAATGAAATTTCTCGCCGCGTTAATCCCTGCATTAAGCAGTTTGGCAAGTAGCCTTATTGCTAAGGTACTTGTTGCTTTGGGTATAACCTTAGTGAGTTATAAGGGCATAAACAATCTGTTGTCTGATTTCAAACATCAGATTACATCCAACGTGACGGGTGCCCCTCAAGATGCCTTGCAGATTTTTTACCTTGCAGGCGGTGGCAAGGCTCTTAACATTGTTTTGGGCGGTTTGACTTTTTACGTTGCGATGGTGGGGGTAACTAGACTTACTAGCATGGGCAAAAAATAGGAGGCTAAATGGCAGAGATTGTGTTGATTACAGGCACGCCCGGAGCAGGTAAAACCGCGCACATGGTGCATATGCTCGTTAATGATTCGATGTTTAAAAATAGTGATGGGACACCCCGAAAAATCTTTACGAACATTAAGGGCTTGAATATACCTGATATGCCAACGATTGATGTTTCCAGCATTGCTTCGGAGCAGGCGGAGAGCACCGATGAGAAACTATCGTTTCATGACATTTATAAATGGATTGTAAAGCCTGAAAACCATGGCTCTGTCGTGATTATCGACGAAGTGCAGGACGTATGGCCGGCACGCTCCAACGGAAGCCAAGTACCGCCTAATGTTGCATGGCTCAATACACACCGCCATTTGGGTGTAGATATATTCGTGCTGACACAGAATCCCAAGAATATCGATGTCAATCTGCGCGGTTTGGTCAATAAGCATTTGCATGTGGCCAAAAACAAACTTGGTATGCGGACCTTGTTGGAATGGAAATACTGTGCCAACAATCCGCTGACACAAGCCAAAGATGCTTTTGCCAAGGTCCATAAGCTGGATAAAAAAATCTTTGGCTACTACAAATCCGCCGAAGTGCATACGGAAAACAAGACCAAGGTCACCAAGTGGGTTTTTGTGCTGCCCATTGTGTTGCTTATCATGCCCATTGCCCTTTATTTCAGTTATTCACTGCTGAAAAATATGGCGAGCAAAGATAAAGTGGTTGAAGCTGCGGCCGCTAGTGCACCTGCTGCAACAGATGGCGATATGGGTCAGCAATTAGGCACTAACAGCAACATGAGCCAGCCGCAAAACACATTGGGCGCGAAACCCGAAGACTTTGTACCGCGCATGGCCGAACGCCCGGAAACCAAACCGCTTTATGACGGCCAAAGGCAGGTGCAGGCGATGGAGTGGCCTGTCGGCTGTATCATCAACACGAAAAAAGTCTGCACCTGTTATTCGGAGCAAGGCACCAAAATCAAGGAAATTAACCAGCAGCTTTGCAAAAGCTATGTGGCCGACGGTTTGCCGTTCAATCCTTACAAACGGCCGGAGCAAGCGACACAACAGGCCGTGCAGCCTGAAAGCAACGGTTATGACGGCAATTCCGCACAGGTTGCACAGATGGGTGGCCAGCCCCTGCCCAGCTTGAGCAACGGCGATTCTAAAGATGTGGCCAATATCCAGTGATAAGGATGAATGATGCTAAAGTATGTTGCTGAAAGAGCTGTTTTTTATGTGATGTTTTTGTTGGCCTTATGCGCAACAAGGATATTAAGCCTTGTGCAGGATGTCAGGATAATCACGGTTGCATTGTTCGGTGTTTTATTTTTCTGCTCAGGGCTTTTTGTATCTTCTCTCGATGACCGTTTTTCAAAAAGGATGCGGGGTTTTTTGAGACGCCTTTCTGCCGATTTGATGATTTCATGGGGTATTTGCCTGATAATGTCCGTTTTCTATCATTGGTTTGGATAGTTTGCTGCCGCTTATTCTGCTAAAATCAACAAACCGTACGACACCCGCATTACCTGCATTGGCCGTAAGCCATATCCGAAGATTGGTGCGTACGGCTCTTTTTTTGCCTAAACATCACAGTATCATGGGCCACTAGCCCTAATCGTAAGGTTTGTACCATGACGACCATTTACCTAGGTTTGGATATCAGCAAAGACAAAATCGATGCGGTAACTGCCCAAACACCGCACATTACCGTTCCCAACGATGAAGCAGGCTATCGGGCATTGCTGGACTATCTGCACGGCCATCAAATCAATCCTAGTCAAATACACGCCTGTTGCGAATCTACCAACATCTACTATCTCGGCATTGCCCAGTATCTTTACGGCCACCACATCAAAATCAGCGTAGTCAATCCCATTGCCATCAAAGCCTATGCCAAAATGCAGCTCAGGCGCGTTAAAACCGACAAGCAGGATGCAAAGCTGATAGCCGATTACTGCCGCATAGAGCAACCGCAGGCATGGCAGCCCGAAAGCGACGGCAAAAGGCAGCTTAAGGTCATCCACCGCCGCATAGAGCAGTTGATGGCCATTTGCGTGCAGGAACAAAACCGCCTGCAAGTGGCCGATGAGTGTGTCCGGCCGTCCATAGAGCAGCTGATAGACACCTTGCAGGCACAGATGGACCAATGCCGCCGCCAAATGCAGCAAGTGATAGACAACACCCAAGATTTGCGGCAAAAACAGCAGCGGTTGGAAACCATTCCCGGTGTCGGCCGCAGCACCGCCCAAATCCTGTTATCCGTCCTGATTGACCTGGATAAATTCCAAACGGCCAAACACCTCATTAGCTATTTGGGACTAAGCCCGGTAATACGCGATAGTGGCAAATACAGCGGTTTACAGCGCGTTTCGAAGATGGGTAATAGGTCGGTGCGCACCAGCCTTTATATGCCCGCCAGAGCAGCCTGTACGCGCTCCAAATTATGGCGCGGTTGGTTTGATTACCAAGTGGGGCGTGGAAAGCATCCGAAGCAGGTGTATGTAATGATGATGTGTAAAATCCTGCGGTATGCCTACATCTGCCTGAAAACGGATAAGCCTTTTGATGCGGAGCTTCACCAAAAGGCTTTGAAGAACGGTTAAGATTTGTAAAGTGATTGACACCAATTACAGTATCTTCGGAAATTCGGGGTGCAGGCTGCTTTTTATAGTGGATTAAAATAAAAATAAGACAAGGCGGCGAGCCGCAAGGCGTACAAATAGTACGTCAAGGCGAGCCAACGCCGTATCATTGCGATTTTAATCCACTATATCGTTTCGCCTGCTGTGCCGACAATGGCAGCGCCGTGTTTTCATGGCAATCCGCATTCCATATTGACGTGCTGCACTGCAAATGCCCCACATAATTCAGCCGCGCTTTGGGCGTGAACGTGGCCACGTCGCCTTCGCGCATGTGCAGGATGTCGGCAGGGTCGAGCCATTCAGGCGATTTGGACGTGAGCGGCTTGCCGGCGCGGTTGAACGCTTCAATCACAAACTGCGAACAGAAAAACCGCCGGTTGCCGAACGACGGAATCATCACGGCGGCCATGGTATTCAGGCAGAAACGGCGGATTCGGCGCGGAATCACGGGCAGTTCGCACGCATTGCGCGCCAGGGAATACGGCACCTGCTTCACAATGCCGAGAAAATTGTAGCGCCTGCCGTTTTGCTGCCGGGCGAAATCGCGCAGGGCGGCGATGTTTTCCTCGGTCAAATCAGGGCGGCGGAAGGCGGCGGTGAGATTGCTTTCTTTCAATGCCTCGTCCAACCGGCGGATGCGCACGCCCGCGCCGACGGCTTCGGCAATTTCTCCGTCGCCCAAATACAGAAACACATGGCTCACCGCGGCATTGCTGAACAGGCGGATGCCGAGCGACTGCACGCTGGCTTCGGACGAGAACAATATGTCGCCCGCCTGCAAATCCTGTTCACCGATTTTAATCATGCCGCTTTCGGGCAACGTGCTGTTACGCACCGTCTGCAGCCGCATCACACCGCGACCATCTTCCGCGTGCTGTTTTTGCCATTCGGTGGCGCAGGCCGAAAGCCATACCGCGGCACACAAAGCCGCCAATTTATTCCACTTCATCTTCCATCCTATCGAGTGCAGGCTGCTTTTT